TACACCGCCCGTGGGTTCAGAATCCGAAGCCGTGACGCCATCAGGTAATCGGTAAGCATGGTTTTCACCGCCGCTTCTCCGGCTTGAAGGCCGCAACCGGGTGCCAAGAAACCCACCGGCTTCGCAACCGCACTCAGATCCAGCCGCCCGGCCGGAACACCGTTCACGCCGAAGGTTAGAAGATCATCACGCGCGTTATAGAAAAACTCGAGCGCCGTGCGCGCGCCAGCCGCGAAGGTGGCAATGCCCAATGCGCTGGCCACCGTTGTGCTGCCGGATCGCACCAGAATATCGATCAGCGCATCGTCATCATCTTTCTGGAATATGATGCCATCGGCCGGTGCCAAACTCATATCATCGGAAATGCCATACACCAGATCGACTTCCACGGCTTCATCGCATTCGAAACTACATCCGAAGGCAACATCAAAGTTGCCTTGCGCAATCGAAAAGCCCAGCGTGGAATTCGCGATGAAACTGTTATCGTTGTCGGCCCCGGCCGTTTGCTGCTGAAGCAATCCGCCTTCACCATCCACCACCGCTTGCGTGCTTGCGCCCACAACTGTGACGGTCCAATCCGCTGCCACGTACTTATCGAAATCATCGAAGAAGGTGTGGCTAACCGCCGGATCTAACAGCGGCAAGTTGGCCAGTGGGTGGTTGTCGGGATGGTTCCCAACGCCGTTGGGTAAACGTGTTACGCCCATAAGTTCATTCTCCTACAATGCCCCGGTGATTCGAACACCGGCTTACCCACGCCAGGGACAATTCTGGTTCATGCCCTTAGTGGCGCATCCGTGCGCCGGGCTTCAATTTCTTACTGGCCGCTTCCGAATGCACACCGTGGATCGGTGACACCATAAGACTTGTAGAACATGCCTTTGTGCCGGTAGTTCGATGTGCCGAAATCGTTATCGGTATCGAACGTGTAATCCATTCGGTCAAATTCTTTGAAGCCATCATCCACATCGGTTTTGATGAACCAATCAACCGCCGAAGTGAAACGGTGGTTGACGTGGTAGCCTTCGGGGAAGATCTGCGCAACCGGGTTGATCGCGTTATTGCCAGATCCGGGTTCGAACCGCGAAGCCAAGATGCGATCCGAAGTGAACCGAAGCTGGCGCGGGATGTGAAGGCTTACGCCTTTCGCATCGATCAACAGCCCGGCGCCGTCGCGGTAATCCTCGATCGTGATCAAGGCATCTTCCACGGCCGCTTGGGATAGCGGAGTCGGCACCGCGAATCGGTTGCTGAACGTGCCGCCCTTGCCAAGCAAGTGGGCCACACTGAACAGCGGCAAGCCATCGCCCAACGGGAACAGAACGTTGTAACCGTTGTTGATGATATCGGCCGCCACTTGTTCATCGGTGTGAACCAACGAACGCTTCAGCATCTTCCCGGCCTTGTAGATCAAATCCCGATACAGATTGTTCATCTGTGCTTCCATCGTGATGATCGTGCCCAACGCATAAACGATGTGCGTGTAGGTGGTCGCGAAGTCTTGCTTTTCCGAATCGTAGTTGATGCTGGTGCCTTCCGGCTTTTCGGCTGCGAAGCCGGTGCCACTCAGTGACACATCCAGTTCATACGCTTTTTCCGAATCTTCGGCCGTGAAGATCTTATCCTTTTCCATCGGATAATCTTTGTATTCGATGGTGGCGATGGCGTTGATGCCTTCCTGCAATAGCCGGGCTTCGGAACCTTGGGTGGTGATTGAAACTGCTGCTGCCATGTTTGCTTACTCCCTTAAACCGTTGTGCCGTGATCGTCAGCACCTTGGTTGATTCGGCAGCGCCAGAAAGCGCCAATGGCCGTAACGGCCACAACTGAATCATCTTCGATGCGCGATGCCCCAATGATCCGCAAGGGATCGGTGGCCAACGTGCCAACTGGCCCGATTCCGTGGCCCGAAATACCTGTAACGGTAGATCCGGCAACGTCCGTTGTTTGCACGGTGCGGTTGCTGCCAATGTCTGCGATGGGGATGGCATCCCTTGCGGGTGCCTCGTAAATCACATCGCTGCCATAGACAGTTTTCGCCAACTGATCCGCACCCGTAAGGTGGAAGTTCCGAATCAGCGTGCCTTCGTCGGTGAAGTCGGGAGTGAATTCTACAACCGCGCCAATGACGGCTTGGGCTGTGGTTTCATCGACAGGTAAGCCGATGGGTTCGGCGCGTCCGTCAGCCGGGCCACCAGCGGCGGCAAGCGTTACGAAATCGCCAAGGAAAACATTGGCCAGCGCGGCCGGGATGAAAACTTCCCGCAATTTGCCGTGCCAGTCTGAACCATCTGTGGTTCCAATCGGTACAAACGCCATGGGTGGCCCCCTTGTTTGAGTTCAAGTTTTTAGGCTTCAACCTTTCTTTCAAGGGAGCGAACGGCGGGTGCTCTTTCGCAGCGGCCAGTTGGGTGAATCTTATATCACTACGCTAATGGCTGGGCAACCGTTTCGTGCTGTTCATCATAGCCGCGATCACCCGTTGGCAAGTTCGGCGCGTAGGTTGGAAGCCGTGGCCCACCCGGCCCAACTTCCGATTGATCACCACCGGCCTTCATCGCACGGCGGATCAGATCTTGGCGTTCCAGTTGCGGCGCAATCTGCACTTCGTGGTAGCGTTCGGGCGCGATCATCAACAGATACACCCAAAAATAATTGCCTTCGCCATCCGATCCGCCCATGGATCGCTTCCACTTCGATTCGGCTTTGTCGGTGATGCCTTCGAACGTTTTGCCCGTTCGGTTGGCCACCGGCACGGGTTCGGCACCAATATCGATCCAGCGTTGCACATCGCCGTTCAGATCGTTCACCCACAGCAATTGTTTGTCTTTGTGGATCTGCTGGTAATCCTGAATATCCAGCCGGTAGGTGTGGCCCATGGTCGCGCGAATCCCTTTCGGGTTCCCGGCGTTTTCCGTTTGCGCACCTTCATCGGTGGTGGTGCGTGCCGGGTGCGCTTCGAATCCGGCCGGGTTCATGTTGGCGGATTGTTCGGCCAACTCGAGTTCGCGCGCATCCAACGCGGCTTCGCGTTCATCCAACGTGGCATGGGTGCGCTTCGCTGGTTTTTCAGCGCTGGGCAATGTCGGGGTTTCTTGTTCCTGATCGGCCATGGCTACCTCGCTAGATTGGCTTCAAAATTTTCAGCGGCTTCATCGCCGTATTTTTCTTTGATCATATCGCGCACTTCGGTGGCCGCATCGATCTGGCGCGGGTTGCGCGGGTTGTCGATCTTGAAATCTTCCGCCCTTGGCTTCGCTTGCTGTTGGCGTGCGCGGCGGTTGTTGCGTTGGTTCCCACGCTGGCGGCTGTTGCGTGGGCTTTCCCCCGGCTTGCCGGTGTCATCATCCGGCGGCTGCATTTCGTGCAATTCTTCGGCTTCCTTCATCGCCCGTTTCAACGCGCGCTTGATCTGGCCATCGGTTAGTTGCTTGCGGCCGCCGTAACTCAACTGCTGATACATGCCGTTGTAGATCGCTTCCACATCGGCGTTGAATTCTTCATCGTAATCATCGGATTCGCCATCCAGCATGGGGTTGGCTTCGCGGAATTCTTGGATCACGTTGTGTTCCGGCTGCGCTTCCGGTGCCGGTTCGGATTCATCCAGATCATCGATCTTCTTTTGCGCAGCCAGCGCCGCGTTCGGATCTTCGTTTTCTTTCGCTTCGTGCAACTCGCCTTCGAGCTCGGTGCGTATCCGTTCGCGTTCGCGATCCTGCCATTCGTTCACCGTATCCATGGTTTGCTGAACGGTGGTTTGCAGCCCCTTCACATCCTTGCGTAGTCGCTTGTTTTCTTGGATGTTTTCATACCGATCAGCATAGGCTTGCTTGCCAACGTATTGATCAGGATCACCACCATCGGCAACGTAATCTTCATAGCTTTTGAAGCCGGGCGGATCGTCACCACCGCCATCATCGGCATCGGCAGCTTTGCCCGTGGGCTTGCCTTCCGCATCCAGATCTTTCCCCGCGTCGAACTTATCGGCCGCCGCGTCAATGTCAAAATCAGTTTCAGCCATCAGATCACCTTTCCGAAGATATCTTCATCGTTCATCAGTTGGTAGAACGTGCCCGATCCGCGCGGATGTTCAACTCGAGTTCCCGCATACCGGCTGAACACCACCACTTCGCCTTCATCGCACCACGCTGCCCGGCCACCCAGCCGATCAAACGCAATCGGCCCTATGTGGATCACCACGCCATGATTTTCCCCGCGTTCTTCGCGCTTCATTTCTGCATCGGATTTGACTTGGAAACCTTTGTCAGCAAGGTGCGGTGCCACATCGGCTTCGGCCGCTTCCAGCTTATCGGTGCCTTCGATGGGTTTGACTAGCACCCGATAGCCAGCGGCTTGCAACATGCCGTCAGCCATCAGTTCACGTGCCGCCCGGTAGACCGCCTGCGCTTTTTCGATTGCTTCGTTTTGTCGCTGGCGTGCCAGCGTTGGCAATCTTGCATCTTGTTCCGCTTCTTCGGCGGCTTGCATGTTGTCAAAACGTTGCATCAGATCGGCGCTGCCGGGTTCATCGTTGGGTTCGCTGGATTCGCTCATGCTTCGGTTTCTTCTTCTTCCGGTGGTGGGTGGAAAATCATTTCGTAATGATCCAATAGATCTTCGGGATCGGCCGCTTCACGGAAGGCATCTTGCTGCCCAAGTGCGCGGTGTAACAATCCGTGGGTTAAGTCAGCGTTGCCGGAATCGACAATGGAACCATCGCCAGCCTGATCGCGGGTATCTTCCCGCTTCCAATTCAGGCACGCGATCAACGCTTTCGTGACAGGGTGCACCAGCCAAGTTTCCACTTGGGGTTCGGTGACTTGCGGGTAGTTTACCTCTTTCGGCAAACCAGACTCCTATAGTTGTTGCGGCCCCTCTATCGGTGCCGCGTTTGGCTGCGGGGATGGTAACGGCGGCGGTGGTGCGGGTGCAATGTCTTTGTCGATCAGCCGCGATTCAATATCTTGGATCGTGGCCACCGGATCATCGCCAGCCATGCCCATTTCCCACAGCTTCGTGAAGGCTTCGGTGTACTTCAGCGCAATTTCCGCTTCGGTTTTGTCGAACGTCAATCCGTATTCGGCACCTTCCCGCATCGCTTTCAGCATTTCGCGGGATTGATCGAGCGCCAGCCGGGCTTCGCGGATGCCCATTTCACGTTCGGCCAGTTCGGCTTCACGGGCCATGTTCTGAAGCATCAACTGTTGCATCGGATCGGGTTCACCAGATGGTTCGGGTGCCAGCGCATCCACATCGGGCACCTTCATCGCTTCCAGCCAATCGATGATGGCTTGGCGTTTGTTCAAGATCCCATCGGTATCTTCTTTCGCTTCCTGCATCACGATTTGGCTGCGCTGTTGCCGTTCGATATCGCTGCCTTGGGTGGGATCGACGGCCAACCGGATATCGCAATCTTCCGGGTTGAAGTCATCGTGCATGGATGCTTCTTCTTCGGAGTCGATCACTTTGTTGTAGCGTTCATCCGAATAGTGGCGGAAGTTCAGCTTGGCGATCTTTTGGAATTCTTCCCGCGCGCACCCATACACGCGCATCACGATGGAATTGGGAACCTTCAAACCTTGCTGCAAGCGTGCCAGATACATCATCGCCGCTTCTTGGCTGTTGGTATCCATGTTCAACGCGCTGTTGGTCATTTCCCTGATCTGTTCCACCATGTATTGCAGCAATTGCAACAGCGTGGAATTCGGCCCGGAGTAGGGGAACTGCACCACCGATTGGCCCAGCGGTTTGCCGCCCGTGGTGATCGGTGTCAACTCACCCATGCGAACCTCAATCGGCCCGGATTGCTGCCTGTTACCGCGGCCGCTGCCGCCGCTCATTTGCGAATCGATCAAGCCGGAAGATCCGGCAAGGTTGGCCAGCGTGCCAGCATCGATCAGTTGCCGAATGTCGGTGTTGATCGCGCTGAACAGATCGCACAGCAAGATGCCCCAGCCCAAGCCCATCGGCCCACCTTCGGGATCGGGCAAGAATCGATATTGCGTGAAAATTTCGGCCATCTGCACATCGACAACTTCACCATCATCGTTGGCAATGATTTCTTCTTCGGCATAGGCCGGATACACCGAAACGATTTCTTCCGTTTCCCGGTAGATCACTACTTCATAGGGTTCGGTCAGCCCATCTTGATCCAGATCGATCCACGTGAAGGCGCGCAGAAACTTGTAAGGTTCCGGGTGATCTTGCTGGATCGGCAACACGTTTTCTTCCAGCTTCCATTCCGAATCACCACGGATGCGCGTGATCACTTCGTTGCGCGTGTATTCTTCGTTGATGAATTTATCGGGCGCTTCTTCAAACGTTCGATAGCTGTGATCGAAAATCACTTCATCGCCCATCAACAGATCGGATTCAACGTGCTGTTCATCGCCGTTGAAATAGCCTTTCTTGTAGGCGGTGCCCACGCACGGGATCGCCATCAACAACTTATCTTGATCCAGCCGCCAGTTCGGTATTTCTTCCGATATCTGATAGTTCATGTAATCGGAAACACGTTCGGCGCGCGCTTGCTTTTGCGGTGTCACGGTGCCGTAGGTTTTGATGTTCACCACTTCCTTGGCCCACACCAGTTCGGGCACCGTGCGGCTGTGGAAATCCAACATGGTTTCGAGAATGAACGGCATCATCACAATGCTGGCATCTTCGAAGGGAAAGGTTTTCTTTTCGGTTTCGGGTTCCAGCTTGGCCAGCTTCATCGCTTCTTTGTAGCGATCCAGCCACTTCTTCATTGATCGATGCGCAACACCGTATAGCTGAATGGTCAGGCTCGAGACACCTTGCGCACCGCCGGGGATCACATCCAGCTTATCTACAAGGTTGCCTTCATCCAGAAATTCGAACAGCTTGATGCCCGACTTTTCAGGTTCAACGCCATCGGGCAGCACATCGGCATCGACTTGCGGCGCGGCCGTGGTTTGATCTTCGGCCATCGGATCAACACCGCCCATCCCGGCGGCCGCTTGTTCAAGCTGTTCAACTTCGGCCATGGCGGCGTTTCTCCACTTTGCGCAATTCTTCGGCCGTCAGCTTGCGCCAATGGCCGCACTTTTCACAGCGCGTGTAAGTCAGCGTTACGGATTTCGATGGGGAACACCCTTCGCACGGATCTTTCATCGGCGCTTCCGTGGTGATTTCTTCTTTCTGATCCCGGCTTCCGACATAGCAATGGCCACGGCTTGCTTTTTGGATTTGACTTTCGGCCCTTTCTTGCTGCCGCTGTGCAGATCGCCGCCCTTGAATTCGCGCATCACCTTCGCAACCTTGCGGCGCTTCCCGGCCTTGGTGCGCGGTTTGGCTTTGGCCATCTTACTTCCGGCCGCCTTTCTTCCCGCGCGCGCGTTTGGCTTTCGGTGCGGCGCGCTTCTTCGATTGCAGCCGCTTCAGCGTGGCCATTTCCTTATCGGTAAGCTGGCCGCCGCCGCCAAGCGATTTCGCGGCTTTGCGCATCTTTCGCGCCGCTTCCGCGCTGGTAGCTTGAACCGGCCGCCCATCAACCGTGTACGTTTTTTTCTTCGCCATGGAATCAGTACCCCGTTCGTTTGTCTCGCCCCTGATACTTCGGCCCCGTGGGTTCATCGAAGTATAGCGCCACGGGTTCCGCGAACGTCAATGCTAACGCATCACCCAGATCGGGCGAAAGCCCCAGCCGTTCCTTGGTTTGATCTTTATCTTCCAGCACCTTGATGTTGCGGCTGTTGAATTTGTATTCGACGGCGCACAGATCCATGGTGGCCGCTTCGATCTTGGCTTTCAGATCTTCCACACCGGCCGCGAACAATTGCACGTGTTCATCTTCGAACCATTCGGCCATTTCTTGCCACATTTCGTTCCGGCGGTTCACGTACTTCACCGGATCGAACGCCCGGCCGCCGAAGTTCACGCCTTGCACTTGGGCATAGCCAAGTTCGTGCAGCCGA